GCTATTGTTAACGCCCACTAGGCTTGTGCCCACACGGTTCAAATTTAAGAACATGGCCAAGTACAGGTTCAGTTCGCCGGGCTTGAGCGCTTGGAACTGCTGTATGATACTCATGGGATCTAGTCCTTGTGCTAGAGATGTATAGATTATGGTACTGGCCAAGATGGCTGCACTCTGTTTGTTGCCGCCAGTTATTTGTTCAAAGTAGGCAACCACTGCATCGTTTTGATTTCCGCTGATTGTGGTAGGCGGTGTAAAATAGTTGTTGTAGTACTGTGTAGCCGGAGTAGAACGATTGACACTTAGATCAACTAAGTTTAGGTTATTTGCATTACTCATTTAGTTCTCCCTGGTGGCAGCGGATTATTTTTAAGTTTGGCGTTGCCAATATCTTCACCGTTGCTTTGTATAACTGCTGCTGCATAGGGATCAGCAGCCAAGGGGACTTGTGGATTGGCTGGAACATTTTGCAAATAGACACCGCTGTTACTCAACCCTGCAACTGTCTGTTGCGGAGTAGACCCGCCAGGACTTCTGGGACCATTGTTGGTATAAATTACGTTGAATGTTGCTGCCATATTATTCTGCCGATTGGACTACGCTGTTAGTTCCGTTGCTTGGAGTTGCTGTTGGCAAACTTAATCTGTTGAGTGTGTTGGTGTCGCCACTCAATATGCCCAAGCCAATTGTCTTAAGTTCTGCACCGGCCAGTCCTAATAGACTTTGACCTTTAAGGTTGTTGAATGCACGTAGTCCTTGTACGCCTGCTTGTAGTGCGCCCAGTGTACCACCTGCTGAAAGGCTTTGACTAATACCAGTTGCAGCACTAATCAAGCCGCCAGGGCCAAGGATACTGCTAGTGCCACCACCTGCAGGAGTCAATGGACTTGGAGTTTTGTCGTAGTTGAGAGTAGCAAAGCCGTCGGGCTCTTCCCCAACTTTAACAGTACCGTAGTTGTATATCACACTTTCATACGCTACAGTCATCGAGTTTTCAAGGAATTCGCTTTGTCCCTGTTGATGTTGTCCATGACCAAAGCTGGTAATGGTTGGATTAATCAATACGTATTCAGTGAAACGTTTTTGATGCAGACTGTAGATCTTGATAGAGTTTAATAGGCGCTCGGTATTGCCATAGGTGTCATACTTTGCTGGCTGATAACCCCAGTGTTCAGTTTCTTGCTTGTTATACTTGGTACTTAATTGGTACGCTGAATAGTTTATAGTGCTACCCGACTGTTGAGCATAGTCACTGTCTCTATAGTAGTGACTCATGTAGTTGTACCAAAAGTCTCGTACTATGTCTGAACTGTCGTCGTGGAATGTAATTTGCACAGGATCATATTTGATTTTGTTCTGCACCACATTGACACGATTGTATGCGTTGTGAGTTTTGGTCTCAATTGTGTACTTGGGCAACTGTACGCTCTTGACCAACATGCCCATTTGAATTTTTTCTAAGTTGGGTAGTCTACTTAGATTGCTGTTGATATCAAATGCCACATGGAACAGAAAACTGTACTTGGGCATCATGGCGTAGCCGTCGGCTACGAATATTTTATTGGCGTGCTGGAAGTCCCTTATACTGGGTCCAGTGCCAATTCCGTGTAGGATATCATTAATTACGCTCATACAGTATTTAGCCAATAAAAAACCCGCCGAAGCGGGTCTTTTGGTTGGGTACTATTAACCAGTAATAGTTGAGCCAATGTTTTGAGCAATAGTTGCACCAAAGCCAACACCAGCAGTTTGACCACCAGCTGGTAGTTGTTCTGCGTTGTCGTAACGAATGCTTAGAGCAATCATCATTGGATCGTTGCTGTTATAGTTCATTTCACCATAGTCAACTGAGCTCAAGAAGCAACCATACAATGCCCATGATTCAAGCACGTTTGGAGTTGCTGCACCGTTACCGCCGTCTAAGATGTCCATTTGTAGTTGGAACTTATAGTCGATACCGCTTGCTGCACTTGCTTGTTCTTGGAAGTCAAATTGCTTCTGGATTTGTTCACCAACTAGCTTGCTTACAGCACCTGTGCTGTCGTCACGCAAGTTAACTGTAACTTCGTCCCATTCAGGCTTACCTTGAAAGTAAACTTTACTGTTGTAGATTTCAACTGTTACTGGAGCAAACTTGACGCTTGGGCGTTTTGTGTCTGCTACTTGTTTAGTCAATTCAACTACTTGACCTTGGCTTACGCCGAAGTTAATAAAACTTAGACGAAAGCGGAACTTTAATTTTGGCATCAACAGACCCTGGCTGGTTGCTGATGAGCCACCTGCTAGGGGTACTGTAAAGTTTGTTAGGGATGCTACTGCCATTTGTTATTCTCCTGTTATGTTTATTTACCTAAATTTATTTGCTTCCCAACTGGGCGATTTCGCCAGGGTTGAACAAGCGGATTGGAATGTAGATAAACTCAACAGCCTTCTCTGGTTCGATAGCAACGTCTGCATACAATTGGTTGTTTGCAATACGATCTGGTGTGTTGTTTGTAGTATCGCAAACTACCAAGTAGTCGTAAATACCACGTTTTGCAACCAAGTCGTTCAACGCACGGTTTAGTTGTGCTGCAAACTGGTCACGTGTGATCTTGTCGTTAGGTTCAAACAAGAACGCATTGCCACTGCTTGCAAAAATTGTACGAATGTAGTTAACCAAACGTGCAACGTTGACGCGGTCCAAGCTCTCTGTGTTTGGATCACGTGTTTTCTGACCCCATACAACCAATCCAATACCTGGAATAATTGTAATTGGGTTAATCTTCAATTGGTACAAGCTGTCACGTAGTGCTTGGTTAACACCTGTACGTACAAACTCGCCTGATGTATAGTCAACATAACCAAGATCAGTTGCGTTGTTTACTAGACCACGGCGTGTACCAGCTGGAGCAAACCATGGATAAGCCACGTTGTCGTTGTACAAGTATGTACGCAATGCCATGTGACTTGGTGGAACCATAATTGTGTTACCTGCCAAGTCTGTGCTTAGACCGCTTGGATAGTAGACAGCACAGTATGGATCGTCAACTGATAAACCAGTACCGTTAGTGTCGTTGCTCCAGTTAGTAAGACCAACAACGTTGGTGCTTAGTCCCATTGGTGTATCGCCAATAACGAACGCTGTATTGCTGCGATCGTTGTTCAACGATACCATATCTGGAATCAACTCTGGATAGCCAGGAGCACAAATCAAGCTGAACGCAAATTGGTCTTCACGGATTTGTGTGTTGGCATCTAGTGCTGCTTTCATTGCTGCTACAACAATTTGACGTTGTGCATAGTGACCAGCATATGGAGTATTGTTGATAGTATTCAAGCCACTTGCAGTAACCCATGTGCTGGTTTCCAATGGAGCCCAGCTTGCACTTGCAGTTGGATTACCGTAGCTGTCAACTGCTGGTGTATTGTTAAGGTTACCTGCTGTCAACGACACATAAATTGATGTTCCGTTGGTTGTAACTTGAGCACCTAGACCATAAGTTGTAGTTGCGCTATAAGTTGGCACGTTGAATGTTGCTGTGTTGAAGTAGTTGGTAACAAACTTTTTAACGTTGTAACCACTACGGCGTGTGTTTAACATCAACATACCACGTGGGTATAACAATGGATTTGGTGCGTCCAAATCTAAATAGTTGCTGGTCAATAGTTGTTGGATAGTGGCTTCTGTACCGCTTGCAGCGTCAAGATAACCGCCTGTGTCCCAACGAGCATCAGCAAAAATAATACCGTTTGTACTGATATGGTCAGTGTTATCAATTGCAACCCATGAACTACCGTTCCAGCGGCTTAGTGCTGGCCAATTTTCAAGATCGCTTGTGTTTAACCACAAGTCACCTTTAGCCAATGAGCTGTTGTCAGTTTGTGTTGTGGGCGCTGCTGCTGCAACAATAACACCAGTTGGATCTAGGGTGCCGCTTGCTAGACTATAGCCACGTGCATCAACGATACCAGTTTGGTATCCGACCCATCTAGTACCTGTGTTGATCATGATGTCAACTTGTGTAGGATCGCTGTAGTACCACAATCTACCGTTGGCAGGATCTGCTGCTGGTTGTGTACTACTGTAGGTGTATGACAATGTGCCAAAGCCTGTAACTGTCGCTACCGCTGTTGTATATGAAGTACCTACTGTGAACACGTTAGTAACTGTTGGTGTCCAGTTTGAAGTACTCATAAAGCCTGCTGTAGCGGCTGCGTTGATGTTACCAGACAAGTATGACATAACAATATCACCACCTGCTGTGTGAGTCAATGTAATAGTACCGTTGCTGTTGACCAATGCTGTAACGTTTGGCAAGTTTGCTGCAGAAACCGCTGCAACAAAGTCCTTGTTGTTACCATATGTACCACCAAAAGCAGTACCAATTGATACGTTGGCTTGTGTTACTACGTTGGTTCCTGGTTGTGTAACTTTAAAGGTTAGTGCTGTACCAGACCAGAAAATTGGATTAGTTGCTGTGCCTGTTGCACTTACTGCTCCAGAAACTGTACGTACACGAGCTTGATAACCTGCATAGCCCAATGTTGAAGTGCTTAGTGGGTTAGGATCTTGGCGCATTACGATTGTGCCAACACCAATGTTTTGTCCGCCGCCAACTGGATCTAGTCCGTAAATTGCGTCTGCCATACGTGCGTAAGAAGTTACTGCTTGGGTATTCCATAGGCCTGTAGTAGCATTGTACTCTTTGATTACAAAGTTAGTACCGCCACCTGTAGCGCCTTGTTTAAACCATACAGATCCACTTGGAGCATTAATGTCGCCAGTGACTGTGTTGGTCCACGGTGGAACTGCCGAGAAGCTACCGTAACCAACTGTATCGCCGTTAACGCCATATGTTTGGAATGCTGGTGCAGCATAAGTTCCAAGGGTTAGGCCAACTGCATTCAATAATGATGTTGTGCTGACCGAGCTGTTGCTAATAGTAATGTTAGCGCCAGTACTGTACAATGCCAACTGTCCATTTACCACGTCAGCAGTAACACCAGTAATCATTGTTGAGTTAATGCTGTTTGCCAATGTTGTAACAGTAGCAGTGCTTACAATGATGTTAACTTGTGTAGAGTTGATACTCAAGTTAGCATAGGTGTAAGGAATGGTATTGATGGTAGGATTTGTAACAGTAGCAGTCACTGTTGGGTGGCTAGCAGTCCAGTTAGGAGTACCAACTAGCAACCATTTATTACGTAGGCCGTTGTAGTCAATTGAACCAATTGCACTACCTGCTTTGTAGAATGTGCGGTTATCGCCATTGGGATCCGCTACAACTACAGCATAACTACCAACTGAACCAACGCTGGTCAATGGAGTATAAACATACCCGCTGGTCAAACTACCTTGTGTGTTTGCGCTGGTTGTTTGTGTAATATCTGTAATAACAATTGGAGTTTGAACATTGAAGCTTTGAGTAGATTGACTCCACTCGTAAATGCCCCATGCTGTATCAGTTGTATCAAGCCAGTATGTGCCGTTAGCAACTGCGCTAGTTGGGCGAACGCTGGTACCTTGTAGTTCGTTTAGGTCAATGTTGGCGCGAATAGCGTACAATTGGTTACCCAATCCCAATGAGCTGTAAGCAGCCATTAGACCGTATTCGTTCAATTCATTGCCGTGCAATGGTGTGCCAGCACTGGTTTGTTGGAACGTTGGAGTTCCCATTGCTGTTGTCAATTCACGTTGGCTACCAAACACTTGCAACATACCTGCGTTTGCTGCTGTTGTTCCTGTCGCCAATGCTCCGTTAATTGTCTTGTCTTGTGCTGTTGCCAATAGAACCAGTGGTACTGTTCCCACTGCGTTGCTGATATACTGACTTTCGTCAGTAACGGTGATACTTACACCTGGTGATACTAATGCCATAGTAAACTTCCTTTTGCTATTATGAATATTTATTAATAAGTGCTGTTTTTGGGTGTCTACGCTGCCCTTTGCAAAGGTTAGCTCAGATCAGCACT